ATAACCGTTTCAGGGTAGACCTTAGCAAAGCCTTTAAAGGATAAACAATTAGAAATACAGTTCTTATAATAGGGATTATCACAAACATGTTTAGATGGTAATAATTGAAGTATGGAAGCTTCATAGTTCGGGAATAGCTTTAAGGTTTTATCTATCTTGGTGTTACTTGTAAGTAGTTTATTCATTAGTACAATCGACTCCATTTCTGGGTTATAGGATTGAAAGCAAACTCTCGTTTACAATCTTTACATATCAACCATACATCTTGATTATTATTATAACTTCCGGTCCGGTCTAAAGTCCCCTCACAGTCCTCACAGACATAGGTAGGAACCAATGCATCTAATTCAGTTTGATTTAACATTGGACCTCCAAAGCATATACAATCCCTAAAGTTAAGACATAAACACCAAAGGATGCTATAGTCCAGAATATTACAATCTCATAAACCTTTAAATCATAACCTCTTTTAAGTCTAGTCCAGTAGTTCATAGTCTTTAGTCCTTTATTAATAGATTTGATTCATTAGTTGCTCAATCATAGCTTGGTGTCCTCTTGCAATATCAGTCGCTTGATTCTCATATTCGTATATGCTTTTATCACGCCACTTTAAAGCTTTAATCGCTTGTTCCTTGACTTGCTTAACCGTTGTACAATCTCTGAATAGTCCTTTATAATCACTCTCATCTCTTAAGTATGCCATTGTGTTTATTCCTCATTAGTAATTAATAATGTCTAATATTAGCAATAAGTAAGAAACAAAGTCAAGATAATAATCAATAAAAAAATAAATATATTTATAGTCCTTTTAATACTTCTCAGGACCTCCCAACACTCCCCAGACTCCCAGATTTCATAGTTAATAAAGTGCTACCACTTGCACCTATATTTAATCATATGGCAATACGAGGCACTTGATAAATATTGACGGTTTTCCTCCCGTCTTTCCTAGTCAATTGATAGTGCTGTGGTCCTTGTTGACGTATGAGTGCCTATTGGTTATGGTATGAGTGTTGCATGTATAAACTAAAAAAATAAATATAGGTAACAACAAACAAACGTGCATACTTTTAGATAACTCATGTATACTTTTAGATAAATTCCAGGTTTTGTGTGACTATTAGTATGCTGTCTACTAATAGATACGCATAATAACTCGGTGTGACTATTAGTATACACCCTAAGTTTGGCACGATACTTGCAGGACTAACAGGCCTTGTGAGTTTGGCACGATAATTGCATGCCTCAGTGCCTATTAGTAATGGCATGATACTTGCAGGCCTGATAGTGCCTATGAGTTTGGCACAATACTTGCAGGCCCCGACTGGCATGATACTTGCAGGGACTATGAGTCATTTATTTGACATGTCAATATCCTGGCGTGTCAATTAAGTGACGTGTCAATTATTTGGCAGGGCCTATGGGGGGAATTTTTCGTCTTTACCATATTACGTACCACTTCACATTATTGTAACAAATTATTCTCTTATAGGTTAAGTGGGGGTATTTAACCTTACTAGGATAACTGGGGGTATTTAATAGTCCTTCATAGGCAATCTAAGGCCACATTATGTAACCCATAGTAACCCATAGGTAAAACATAACATGGCCTTATATCGTCTCTCAGTAGCTCATAGACCCTTTGTAGGTTTGGGCTTAACTACTTTCTTTACTTTACGAGGTTTAGGATTCTTATATCCTTTTAGTTTAGGCATATACTACAGCCCCTTATGGTCCCTGATCTCTCCTTTAGAGGAATCATAGGGCATTCTAGTACTCAGTTTGGAAACTCCTTGTCCTTTTAGTGATTTACCTGGAGGACTACTAGCTGACGGGGTAGGATTACGCATCCCAAGGGTCGAGTTGAAACCCCCATTTGCCAAGTCTCCTGATATCTTCTTTGCTTTCATTTTTAGGCTCCTTTACTTGTTTAATTTTAGGTACTTTCTTAATATTAAGTGGGGTTATATTCTGGATCGTCTTTCGTGTACTTGTTGGCACGGTCAATAGCCTCCTTATACTTAGCTTTATATTCACCCATTTCTAGTCTTAGCATCTCTATTTGAGCATCTTTTAAGATACAACTAGTACAGGTTTCAACATAGTTCTTCATTAAGCTCCTTTAGCATTAAATACAACACATCCCATGTTAACTTCAACAGGCACAGGTTGCTTTTGTTGTTCAGCTTGTTGAAATATTTCTCTCATACGTTTAATACAATCTTGCTCACTGTGAAAAGTTTGACCTATTTCAGCATGTCTTACAGATACAGGATCACCCCCTAGGTGGATTATCATTAGTAACCAAATCATACCTTCACCCACACATGTTCATCCTCCATAGTTTCGTTAACGGAACTCATAAACTCTTTACATCCTCTTTCAATCTCATTGCTCCTCCTATCTTGGTACTCTTGTTCTCTATTGGCCTGTACTTGTTCGGTCCAATAGGCAGCACCCATAGCAAGGACATCAATTCTATCATCATATTGAAGACTACCCTTATCACGGGTCAATCTAGTCATCTGATAGAACAATTGTCTCTGTGGATGCTCCTTAGACTCCTCATAGTCCCTCAGAACCTCTGAGTAGCTTATAACAAGCTTATGAGTGCCTATTAGGGGCTCTAGGACATCTAGTATCCTATGTTCTTTCTGTTTGTTGTGTTTTATCTCTTCTACAGTACAAGGATAGTACTCATGCAGTACTGGCTTGAATAACTGAGTGTACATACCGTCACCAAAGTTATCTTCTATCTCGATGATGTTAGGTTTATACTCAGCAGCCAATTGAGCAAGTTGTTTCAACGTATCCCGACTATAACCACCTTTAAACCCACCTATCTTTAATACAAACACCATACCATTAAGAAACTTAGTGATACAGTATCCTGTCTCATCCTGTCCTCTACCACTAGGATCTATGTGCATGGCACTACCAGAATACTCATAGTAATCACTAGATACCTCAAATGGCTTATAAAAGTAGTCACCAGTGAGTCCTACGGCATTGAGTTTATCATCTCTCTCACCTTTAGCCCATAGTATCCTACCTGGAGCCTTATCTATATCTAGTGGTACTACTAACAGTTCCTCTAGTTTCAGTGGGTATCGTAATGCATCCTCACCACTTGTATCCAGCATAAACTGTCTAGCAAATCCTGCTTTACCATAGGAAGCCTGACGTTCACTTAGATCCAATGCATCGAACCTCAGAGGGTCTGTAGGGTCTCCTATAGGCAGATCCATCTGACTTATGAAAGGAGCTAACCTTTCTTTATAGAAGCTTGTGAGTCTCTCTGAGGGCTTTAGAGCAGGCCATATACGGCACTGATACCCTCGTTCTTGTAAATTAGTATAAAGGCTCTCTTCTACTTGGGGTGTTCCTAGGTATACTATACGTCCTACCTTAGGCATGACTACCGCATCAAATTCTTTTACTACTTCACCTAGCTTTTCCCTCATAGTCTGTGTTAGGGCATTACTAAGTACTTCTACGTCATCTGCTATAATGATGTGAGCCCTGCTACCGACAATCTGCCCAGTAATACCAACAGACTTGACAGAAGGAGCATGGGAAGCACGAGACGGAGCAACGTCAAAGGCCACATTGGAGTTACGTTGATCTTCTCGTGCTCGTAGGTGTTGGAGGATTGGCATTTCGTGGATAATACGTTTTGTGAAGGTACTGAAATCATCGGCCCTCTGTTTGGATGCTGAGATTACTAAGAATTTAAGTTGTGGATCAACAAGTAACTTCCATACGACAAATGCAGAGGTAATCCAACTCTTACCTACACCTCTAAAAGCTTGAATAATGAGGCGTTTGGGTCCATGTTGTAGGTACTCTGCGATATCATATTGTATTGGAGTAGGATCTGGTAGGGCCAAATGCTTCCAAGCAATATATAAGAAGTTCCTGAAATCTTCTTTAATGTGGTCTAACTGATTCTTCTGGTTCAAAGGGTAGACTTTCTGTTAGTGCTTTTACGTCAGCGTTAGTAGCCCCACTACACTCAATGTTGTTGTCTCGTAAGAATTGACGAGCCACATTGAGAACGGATGCTGGAGCAGATATGACTTCAATTGTTCCATCTTTACTTACCTGAGTTATGCCATTTTTAAGTTGATCTGTGAGTGTCCTAGCGATGATACCATGTAGTTCACCTAGCTCATTTACGGTCCCATTACTCATTATTTACATACCTCTTTATAGAGATCATTATTTCTAGCTATCTTAGCTAAATCCTTTACTACTACACCTGTAGGATTATTCTTAGTGATCCACTCTTTAGTCTCAGCACTAAGTTGTACTGGCTCATACCACAGACATTCTTTAGAGTAGTATGAGTCAGCATTGTATAGTCCTAACCCAAAGTTAGCCGTAGGTGCAACCATCTGTGGTAGTATACTACATCCCGTCAAGGACAGCAGTAACACCAGTACGAGTTTTAACTTCAGCCTTAGCTTTATCAAGTTCATCTTCTACTTCTTGTAATGCAGCCATCCCTTTAGGATGATTGACGTTATTAAAGACATTACCAGCTAACCAATTAAATATAGGCCAGAGTTTACCTAATACAGGTATTTTATTCACAAACCTGTCCGGCAAAGCTCCTGTTAGAGCTGTAAACATCAGTACGACTTCCCCTGCTATCTGGAACCAACTCTGGTTCATTATCATTTCCATTCTGTTTCTCCTTAGTTACAGGGTGTACAAATAAAGTATGCTAAACACCATCCTGCTACTACCATCATTGCCATAGTCCAGGGAAACCTATTTAGTACGTCCATATTAGTCACAATTTCTATCCATTATATGTACATTAATAATTAGAGATAATGGAATAGCTCCATATCCCTTGTACTTGCCTATCTCACTCATATCCTTATTATAACCTACAACTAGATGATCATTAGATATACCCATAAGAAACCCACAGGACTCATAGACAGCCTTTTGTACATCTAAGTCAGCTATAGTTACTTCTTCTGAGTTATCATAAGGATCAAACCATTCTACTAACATAAGCCTATTAAGATTATCTTTAGAAGTGATAATGTCTTTAATTAGCTGATCATTAGTCTTACGGCTAGTCATTTTTAGTTCCAAGTAAATGTTTAAGTATGATCTTTAAGTCTTGCCTAATGGGTACTAGTTGAGACTCTAAGTACGCACGATCTACTACTTTAGA